CATCCGTCGACTAGCTGGACTTAATTAAGGAGAATAAAATGTCAGAACTATTAGAAAGTCGCTGGCAGGAAACGAAAAGCGCACTTCTAGAAGGCCTAAAAGGTACTAAGAAGTCTGTAATGGCTGCGACACTTGAAAATACACGTAAGTATCTTTCAGAAAGTGCGACTGCAGGTGCTACTTCTGCTGGTAACGTTGCTACCCTAAATCGTGTGATCCTTCCTGTGATCAGACGTGTAATGCCTACAGTAATTGCTAACGAGTTGGTTGGTGTACAACCAATGACTGGCCCTGTAGGACAAATCCACACACTACGTGTTCGTTATGCTGAAGGTCAAGATGACGTTACAGCTGGCGAAGAAGCATTATCACCATTCAAGATTGGCTTAGGCTATTCAGGTGGTGGATCAACTGACAAGGCTGCTACAACTGCTGCTTTAGAAGGACAAGCTGGTAATAAACTAAGCATCCAAATCTTAAAGCAAACTGTTGAAGCTAAGACTCGTAAGCTATCTGCACAGTGGACTTTTGAAGCTGCGCAAGATGCACAGTCTATGCACGGCATCGACGTTGAAGCTGAAATCATGGCTGCTTTAGCACAAGAAATTACTGCTGAAATTGACCAAGAAGTACTTGCTTCACTACGTTCACTAGCTGGTAACGCAGTTGAAACTTACAACCAAGCATCCGTATCAGGTACTGCTACATTCGTTGGTGACGAACACGCTGCTCTAGCTGTTCAGATCAACCGTGCGGCAAACATCATCGCTCAACGTACACGTCGCGGTGCTGGTAACTTTGCTGTTGTTTCACCAATGGCGTTAACTATCCTTCAATCAGCAACTACTTCAGCGTTCGCAAGAACAACTGAAGGTGCGTTTGAAGCTCCAACTAACACTAAGTTTGTTGGTACACTTAACAATGCAATGAAGGTTTATGTTGACACTTATGCAGCTGACAGTACTTCAGTACTTGTTGGTTATAAAGGTTCTTCAGAATCAGACGCAGCTGCGTTCTATTGCCCATACATTCCATTAATGAGCTCTGGTGTTGTTCTTAACCCAACAACGTTTGAACCAACAGTTTCATTCATGACACGTTATGGTTATGTTGAGCTAAACAACACAGCATCATCACTTGGTAATGCTGCTGATTATCTAGCAAACGTTGCTATCACTGATACTGCTGTATCATTTAGCTAATCGTTACTTAGGTAATAAAACTTAAAGGGTGGCTTCGGTCACCCTTTTTTATTGGATACAAAAAGATAAATACATTTGTCATAGAGCGAGCCTCTATTACGAGGACTTATGCGGACCCACCGCGTAGACCTAGAACGTCAACCTAAGGAGAAAACAATGGGACGTCCAGTTAATAAAAGATATTTCGGCGCTACAGGCGGCGCAACAGCAAAGATTCCAGTAAGAGCCTTTTTATCAGGCGGAGCTTTCGAAGGTTATATTACAGCACAAAAAGGTACTAACAAGTTTGCAGTCAGTAATGACGGTGATACAGTCGACGGAATTTGTCGTTTAGTTAATGAAATTTCACCTAATGCTAACGGTGAATGTTCACTAGTAGGTATTGCCGACGGTGGCGACGCTATTATTATTAAAAAAATCTTTAACAGAACTGCTGTTGATTGGAATAACAATCGTTATACTTGGGCTGTTGAAGATGATTCAACAGAATCACTATTAAGATTAACAGCAATCTAAGTAATAGGGGCTACGGCCCCTAGTTTAAGGATTTAATTAATGTCTAAGTATGTAAATGTACCAAACGGTGATTATAAACTCAAAGTCCAAGATGGTGGAGAAATTACTCTTGATACTGGATTGAATCAAGGTACAGTTATTATTACTGGTAACTTGCTCGTAGCAGGCACACAAACTACTTTAAATACAACCGATACTGACATTGAAGACAATATAATTACATTAAACTCTGGAGAAACTGGAACAGGAATTACTCTTGGAACCAGCGGAATACAAATAGATCGCGGAAGTATTATCGATGCCCAGTTTGTATTTGATGAAAGCATTGATTGGAGAGATCCAGTAACAGAAACTACAATTAGTGGTGCATTCCATGCTAAATTAACAAATGGCAACACTGTTGCAATACGAACTAATAGTATTGATACAGGCGGCGGCGATTTATACTTAATCAACTCGGGTACAGGTGTTATTAGTGTAACTGGTGCTAGTAACTACGAACGTAATGTATTTGATTATCTTCCTGCAACTAATACCATTAATCTTGCCGGCGGAGCATATAATGGCGCAATAGACGAAGATTTAATACCAAATGCTAAAGGTGTTGTAGATTATATTACATCTTATTTTGCAGGTGTATTCCAAGCAAGAATAGCAGAAGGTACATTAACACCGACATATGTTGAAGCAAGTGATTTTGAAATTTCAGGCTCAACTAGTGTAGTTGAAATAGGTGTTGATAATAATTTAGTTGCGTCGTTTTATGAAGACAGATTAGAATTAACTGATTTAAGAATCGAAGACACAACAATTGAAACTATTACCAGCGGATCCGATCTAACATTAGGTGTTGCAGGATCAGGAAGTGTAATAGTTAACGATAATTTGGTAATAAAAAGAACACTTGCCGCTCCTAACGATCCTGTTAATGGATTAAAGTTATATGTAGAAGATATAGGAGCAGGTGATACAGGATTATATTACATAGATGATAATAGCAACAATGACGAACTGGTAAGCAAAAACAGATCGTTATTGTTTAGTATGATATTTTAGGAAATAATATGGCAATTTACAATGAGCAAGTAGGTGTAGATCCAGTAACATTATTAGATGTTCCTGCTGGAAAACAATACGCAATTTTAACAGTATTAGTATGTAATACTGCTATACCTGATCCTTTGCAGCCAGAAGCAAATATTACTAACTTTGACATGTATCTAGTACCTGCAAATGGCGGAACTAAAGGACCTAGCACACTTGTTTTAAACACTGTAGAACTACCAGCTGGCGAAACATTTACGTTTGATTCAGAAAAAGTTATATTAGAAGCAGGTGATAGATTAATTGTTCAAGGCGAATCGCCTACAATATTAACAGCAACCGTAAGTTATTTGGAAGTATAATATGCGTTTAGTTAAATCACAAACAACTGATTCAAGATTCTTCGGCGGACTAAGAACAAGAAAAGTTGGAGTGAACGTAGAACCTGTTTCAGACAGAATCGATTTAGTAAGCACAAATGCTGTTGTAGTACCAACAGGTGAAGAAGCAGAAAGATCAAATGTTCCTGTAGAAGGAATGATTCGGTATAACACTGATACAGGTGAAATAGAAGCATATCAAAATGCTTCTTGGAGAAATCTTAGATTTAAAGAGCCTACAACTATTGTTAAAGAAGTATTAGGCGCAGGTACAGGAGCTGAAACAGTTTTTGGTCCTTTAAACGATGGCAGCGGAACAACAAATACTGTACCCGTTGCTGCAGAACATTTAATAGTGTATATTGGAAATGTAATACAGTTAGCAGGAACACAATATACATTACACGAACAAGCTGAAGTCACTACTGGAGGTGCAGCCCAAGGACCAAATCATCCTTATAACGATCCTGGATATTACATTAAATTTGGAAGTGCAGTACCGTTTGGAAGTACGGTGACAGTGCTACATAATTTTGACAAATAATAAATACTATATTATGGTAGGAGAACAAAATGGCATCGCTTAAACAATTATTAGGCAGCAAAAATTTAGAGATAGAAGAAAACAATCTTGAAAAAGGTAAGATTTTTTCATATACCTTAGGTGGTAGTTGTCACAACATGTGTTGCGGACCTAGATTTTGTGCTCCTTCTGACGGAACAGTAGTATTAGAGATTTGGGGAGCTGGCGGGTCTGGTCCTAAAATGTGTTGTTGCGGAGGCGGATTCGGCGGCAACAGCGGCGCATATGCGAGAAAAACATTTTCTCTTGAAACAGGAGCGATGATTTGCGGATGGCTCGGTCAAGCATGTGCTAATGCTAATGCAGATTTTAAAGGGTGTTCAGAAGGAACATGCGTAATATTTAACATGGATTGTTGCGGGGCGTGTAATAGTGGCTGGGGTTGCATGTGTGCAGAAGGTGGCAGAGGCGGTCAGTCTACATGTAGTCATCTTTGTCCTATTTTTTGCTGCCTGGCACAATGTTATTGTGCCACAACACGAGGCGATGCATGCGGTACACTATGCAATGTCTGTAAAGATGGTTCAGGATGGTGGGGCCAAGCATACGGTGGGGATATTAATGCACCTAGTAGAATTAGTTGTTTAACTTTAAACAGTAATAGTCCTTGCGATATATGTCATTGGCAGCATCATCTTGCTACTGCGCCATATACATTTTCTCAAGGCGGCGGCACAGGAACAACTGGCTCAGAACTAGATAATAGTTTTTCAAGAAGTGCAGGCAGTGTAATGTATCAAGCAGTGCAAGGCTTAAACGGTTTAAATAGATCTCCAGGATCAGGAATGTGGCAAGCTGCATGCTGGGCAAGCACTAGAAGTTGCGGGTGTTATGAGACGCAAGCATGTGTATATCTGTATCCGTATGGAATGGGTGCTCCTGCAGGCGTTCCATGTAATGCACAGCGTGATTCAGGATATCGCGGAGGGCCTGGCTCGATGCGTGTTAAGTTTATCGAATCATAATCCTATAAATACTGTGTCAGGAGAATAATGAGTGGCACAGATAGGTAGAATCTCAGGACCTCTATTAGAGGCAAACCTCGAACGTAAAGATCTTGTAAAGCCAGATAGTCAAGCTAATCTGGCTTTTAAGAATAATTCAGGCGACATTCCTCTTTTATATCTAGATGTACTTACTGGTAAAGTAGGTGTAAACAACTCTGCTCCTAGTGCAGAACTTAATGTTACGGGAACCTTAAACGCTGATTTTTTAATCAGTACCTCTTCCCAACTTGGAAATATTAGTATTAATGAAAATACTATAACAAATTTAAGTTCTAATCCTTTAACTTTCACTGCTAATAATGTAGACATTAATTCGTTTTCTACTTCTCAAATAAGAATTAATAATCAAGAAATTACAACTTATAATACTAACACTGATTTAGAATTCAATACTAATGGCACGGGCACTATGTTATTTGGCAGTAATGTTGAAGTATATGCTGGTATTAGTTTAGACACAATCCAAGGTAATAGTATTAATGCATCAGGTAATATACAAGCAGGCAGATATCTGTTTAATGGGTTTACTATAGATGATAATATTATTACTACTGCTGTATCTAATGCTGATTTAGAACTAAGTGCAAACAGTTCTGGAAAGATTATATTTGAAAATCTTTCCACCGATAATAACTTTACTCATAATGCTGCACAAGTAACATTTGCAAATATAGATATAAACACAATAAATCAAACAGGTGATATTAGTATCACTGGTAACGCAGGGTTTAACTATGTTGATCGTACCGGTATACATTTAGATATTCCTGGAGATAGTATACTAGGTAATCTTAGTATAGAAGGAAACGCTATAAAACAAACTGTGTCAGATGCAGATGTAAACATAAACACTGCTGGTACAGGAGAAATTAATTTATTAAACAATGTATTAGTTGATGGAAGTTTACATGCTACAGGAGATATTACACTAGACGGTAATATTGTTTTTGGCGACGATAGCACAGTTGACACTGTTGCCTTTAATGCTGATTTTGATACAGACGTTTTACCTAATCAAGATATAAAGTATAACTTAGGTGTCGAAGGAAAAACATTTAGCGAAGTTCACACAGTGTTACTCAACGGTCAAGATATTGCAGCCGCAGTAATCAACATAGATGGTGTAGATTTAGGATCAGGACAAGGTAATATCATTTATGTTGCTCAAGGCGGTGACGACATAAATCAAGGCGATCATCAACAGCGTCCTGTTAGAACAATAGGAAGAGCTTTAGAAGTTGCACATACCAGCAGTATACCTACACAGATTTATATATTTCCTGGTGAATATCAAGAAGACTTTCCCTTAGAAGTTCCTGTGAACACTACAGTAACAGGTAGTGATATTAGAAACACTATCGTTTATCCTACAACTGCAACCTATGACAACGATGCATTTTGGTTAAATGGTGAAACCACTGTTGAAAACCTTAGTGTACAAAACTTTTACTACAATAGTACAGATAACACAGGTTATGCTTTCCGTTTTGCACCTAACGCATTTATATCAAGCAGAAGTCCTTATGTAAGAAACATAACAGTTATTACCAAAGGAGCACAACTAAGTGCTGCAGATCCTAGAGGATTTAATTCGGGAGATGCAGGACGCGGAGCTTATATTGACGGAGCCGATGTTCTGCCTACCAGCGAAGATGCAAGCATGTTGTTCCATTCAGTAACATTTATTACTCCCGGTGTTGATGCTGTTACAATGACAAATGGAGTAAGAGTTGAATGGCTTAACTCATTTACATATTTTGCAGATAGAGGGTTATATGCTAAAAACGGAACTACAGGCCACTTATCAACTGACGGAAGCACTATTAAGTATGGGGCAGAAATTCGTTCAATTGGTAGTGCAAACGTCTACGGTAACTACGGAGTTGTTGCAGAAGGCAATGATACGCTGTTTTACCTTATAGGTCATAATATGGCATATATTGGTAGCGGTAAAGCAGTTACCAATGATCCAACATTAACTATACAAGAAAATGAAACAGTAGAACTAGACAATGGTAAGATTTATTTTACAAGCACAGATGCACTAGGTAACTTTAGAGCAGGTGAAAACTTCCTTGTTGATTTTGAAACAGGCAGTACTGCATTTACTATTGACACTATTAACTTAGGTAACGGCAATAGTGTTACTATAACAAACGGCAGCGATGTTACTACTATAACAGGAACAACAATAGATCAAGGTATTTTAAAGTTTGAAGGAAATACTATTAGCACCAGTTCTGGACCTATTAATTTAAACGCATACGACACAAACGTAAATGTTTTAGGTAATGTTAATGTTGCTAATAACACAACAGTATTCCAAGATATAAGTGTACAAGGCAGTGTAATCACACTCGGTGACACAGACGTAGATCAGATTACATTTAATGCAGACATTGAACAAGATATTATTCCTGGCAGTGACAGCGGATTTAACCTAGGTAGTGATACTAATGCATGGGGCAATGCTTACATTGGACAGTTTGTAGGCGATTCAATATCCATTAATGACAACTATATTACTACTACTGACACAAATGTAGATCTTGAACTACGTGCAAACGGAACTGGCGACATTTATGTATCAAGTAATGATGTACAAATAGATAATAACTTAACTGTAGTTGGAGATACTGATTTACAAGATTTAGAAATTATTGATAGACAGATAACTTTTCAACAAACAACAGTGCAGGTAGAATACGGAGAAGCAGGATTTGGAACTGGTACATTTATAGTTGATTTATCATCAGAGCTAGGAACAACTGATATACAAAATATCAATATTGCAAGTGTTGATGTAAGAGGAGATTTAGGAATCAGCAGCGAATATATAGATTTACGACTAGTTTCATCAGGAAGTTATGATAGATATCAAGGAACAGCAGATACTGCTATATATCAAAACTATTCTTGGCTCGGCGACCAGCCGGGATCTTATATTTTCACTATAGAATATAGAGTCCCTTCAGCTGTAAATTTTTCTCCTAGTGGAATGCCTGATGGTTATTATTGGCAAGTAAGATTAAACATAGACTGTGACACTCCTGTTACTACAGAAGCACCTGCAACAGTAACACATACAGGTGATAAAAGTCAAACTGGAGATGTAAATCAAACTGGCGACCTAACAGTTACGCAAGACTTAAATGTAAATAGTGCTAGTATACTTAACGAAATCTCTATATCAAATAGTGTAATAAAAAGTATTCCTGTACCTGACACTAATATTATTACAGCAGATTTAATATATCAAAATCAACCTTGGTGGCGAATAGATGATCCGGGCGATTTTCAATGGTATATTACTGCTAGTGCTTTATTAATACATGAAGATACTCCTAATTTAGATTTGACAGACATTCCTAACATATTAATATATGATAATAGTAATAATCTTGTATTTGCTTACGGTAACTATTCTTTAGGAACATATAGTGGACCGACTATAAGATTATATTCTGGAGATATTTTATATCCCCAAGGAATCACAGAAGCAGATATTGATGGATTATTTACTGGTTTTGCTACATATACTTTAAAATATCTATCTCAAGGAAGAGATATTTTAAATATAGATAATAGTCCTATGTCATTACAAGCCAACGGTACAGGCGAAGTGCTATTCAATGAAAATACAGAAGTTACAAATGACCTAACTATAAACGGCGATTTAAATTTAGTAGACATAAATGCAGAAGATATAACAGCACAAAGAATGTTTCTAGATAACGTAGAACTAGGTAGTAGTCAACGTCCTTTTGAATATTATTATGCTGGAGGAGTATACACTAATGGACTTACTACTTTTTGGCAACTAGAAAGAAGAGGAAGTTGGACCCATACACTTTCATTATGGATAGATGGTGTATCTGTTTATAGTCTATCTCAATTTAGCACAGGTGCATACAGCTCTTATTATACTATAGACACATTGACTAATGGAAGTATTACGTGGCTGAGAGGAGCGTTAATAGATAATCCTGAAGATTATTACACAGCAACTCCTACAACAAATCAACGTTGGTGGCGCTGGGAAATACAGCAGGTAGATCAAACATCAGCAAACGCTAACGGAATAATTGGAACAAATAATCTTGAACTACAAGCTAGTGGCACAGGAGAAGTTGTGTTTGAAGATCTACAAGCAGATCAAGATTTAACTATTGCAGTAGACACAACACTACAATCTACAGATATTAATGGCGTACTTACACACGTTGGTAATGTAAATCATACTGGTGACTTAACTGTAACAAATTTACACATCACTGGTAACTTAGATATTACACAAGGTGTACAACTTGAAGAAATAAGATTTGACGATAACGTTATTACAAACACATCAACGAATGCAGACTTAGAATTTAGAGCTCACGGTACAGGTAGAGTGATTATTGATGAAGAACTTCTTGCACAAAATCTTACAACTACTATATTAACACTAGATGGTATTAATGTCAACGGTGTGACTGGAGATAACTTTGAATTAGAAAACATAGATTTGTTTGACAATGTTATTACAACAACTATAACTAACTCCAATCTAGAACTTAGAGCAAATGGCGTAGGTAATGTAGACTTTGAAGACGTTAGAATAAACACAGACAACTTGTTTACCGACTCTGCTGATTTACAGTTTAATACTAGTATAGCAACATTTAACAGCACAGACAGTGTTACACTACCACAAGGTACAACAGCTAATTGGAGTTTAACCGAAGGTAGTATTAGATATAACTCAGATGATAATGTGTTTGAAGGGTTTGGCGCAAACATACAAACATTTGATCAGTTATACTCTGCAGATAGACAAACAAGTGTAATTGCTAACAGCACAAACAATCATTTAGAGTTTACTGTAAACAATGTACAAGTAGGTAATATAGATTTAAACAGTGTTAACTTCCACGCATTACAAGCAGACAGTGTGCTAATAGATAACAACGAAATAACCACAGTAGATACAAATGCTGATTTAGAACTTAGAACTGAAGAAACTATTACACAGTATGTCGGTGAGCTGACAGCAAATGAACCACTTACAGATACAAGTTTAAGAAACGGCAAACAAACTATAGCAGTCAACGATGAATATATTGTTATCGGTGATCCTAGTAGTAATGAAAATGGGTTTTTAGAAGGTAGAGTAATGGTTTACACCCGCCAAGGTGAATATCAGTACACTCTTTACGAACCAGGCAATGAAAGTATAAGTTTATTTGGAGGATCTGTATCTTTAAATGAAAACAATATTTTAGTAGCAGGAGCATACAACACACCTCCTAGTGGACGAGGATCGGTTGTATTTTATAACGTAGAAACTCAAGAACAACTTTTGCGTGTTACAGGGCCTACTAGTAGTAGCAATTTTGGTTGGACTACTGCTATCAATAATAGATATGCATTTGTATCAATAACTGGATCTAGTCAATTTGACAATGTTAGAGTATATGACTTATATCAAGATCCTCCACAACTGGTCCAAACATTAACTCACCCTACAAGTACTGATCCATTTAATAGTGACTCGTTTGGACGTACAATGGCTGCTGATGAAAATTATCTTGCAGTGTATTCTTCAGACGATGGCGGCCAGATTTTTATATTTGAGTTAGAAAATTTCACTCTAATAGACACATTAAACACTCCAACTTATAATGCATGGTATATGTATGCTATGCAAATACGAAAAGGAAAGTTGTATTATGCAGAAGAGATAGCGCCTTTAGGTAGTGACGATATTCAGTTTGTGATATATGATATTGAAAATCAAACAATATTAAATCAAATACCTACAATCGGGCAAAACACTGGTTTAAATAACTGGCATGCAGATGACAACTATATCTATGCCGCTGATCCTAATGCAGGAGACGATTTTGTTCATGCATATAATCAAACTACTGGAAACTTAGATTATCAAGTTGCTGTACCTACAGGAGAAAATACAGACGTAAACTTATTTGTTTACAACAACGATCTATTTGTAAGAACAGTTAACGCTATTCATAGATATCGTGCGCCAAAAATACTAGTTAATGATTTAGAAATTGTAAACGATTTTATTAAACATTATAACACAGGTGCATTTGAATTTACTCAAACAGGTATAGGATATGTTAAGTTTGATGGAACAAACGGACTCGTTATTCCAGCAGGTTCTACAGCAGGTAGAGGTGATAATCTTCAAGTAGGCGAAATGCGTTGGAATACAGAACGAGAAATCATGGAAATCTATTCCGGTACGGAATGGATAATTGTTGCAGGCGGAGGCGAAAGTATTACCGCTGAGACATTTGAAAATCTTCTCTTTGAATTTACTATGGCTTTAGGCTAATATATCTCAAATCCGATAAATACTATTACTGTAAGAGTCGACCAAACTTTTACGAGACGAAACTGTGGTCAACCCGCAATGTAAGGTGGTTGGAGGGACAGGATCCCCGTATTGAGGAGAAGAGATGGCGATTGGTCGTATTTCCGGTCCACTCTTAAAGCAGAATCTAGAGCGTCTTGGCGTAGATTTAGCCTTTGAGACTGACCTATTATATCTTAATGTTGAAAACAACAATCAAAAAATCGGCATCAAGACCACAACACCTCAATACGAATTAGACGTAAACGGTACTTCGCGAGCAGATAATTTACATGCTGTTACTGCTGCCAATCTTGCAAACTTTACAATTCAAGGAAGTTCTATAACCAACTCTTCTGGAGACATTACTCTAGAAAGTGTTAATGGAACTGTTTATCAAAACTCGGTCACTATTGACGGCATATACATTAATGATAATACTATTACTACCAACGAATCTAATGCAGATCTGTCATTAAGTGCTAATGGTACTGGTGTAATTAAAGTATTCAGTGATCTAGTATTTGAACAAGATGTTACTATCCTAGGTACAACTTTCTTAGCAGATATTGTTGTAAGTGGAGATGTAAATGCAAACTCCTTAACAACTGATCAAATATCTATTGCTGGCAACTTAATAACGACTACAGAATCTAATGCTGATCTAGAACTTAGAGCAAATGGCACTGGCAGAATTTATATTGCTAACAATAATGTAGAAATAGACCAAGGATTAACAGTTGGAGGCACAAGCAATCTTAATGCTGTAATAGTCAACGGTGATATTACTCAAACAGGCGATTTAACCAGCAGCGGAGACTTAAATCTTACTGGCAGATTAACAGCAAATAGTTTAGATGTTGATAGTATACAGTTTGATAATATTAGTATTAATGGTAATAGTATTCAAACAACTCAAAGTAATTCAGATTTAGATATTTCAGCAAATGCAGCCGGAATAATCAACTTACTATCAAATACAACTGTTACAGGCAATATTCACGCAACAGGTAATATTAGTGCAGATGGTAATATTATTATAGGCGACGATAGCACAGACGCTATTACGATTAATGCAGAAATAGCCAGCGATATTGTACCTGACATTGACGATACGTATCAACTAGGTAATGCCGATCAACGTTGGGCTAATATTTGGGTTAACGAGTTTAATGCTACAAATATTAACACAGATAATCTTGCAGTGGATGGTATTGACCTGGCATTAAGACAAGGCAATATTTATTATGTTGCTGTAAATGGTGACGACGCACGTTCTGGTACACACCAAAACGACCCATTCTTATCAGTTAGTAAAGCTCTAAGTGAAGCAGTTGCAGGCGATACAGTGTTCATTTATCCGGGCATATACACTGAAACATTCCCATTAACTGTACCAGCAGGTGTTACAGTACACGGTAGTGGACTTAGAAGTGTACTAATACAACCTAGTGTAGCAACACAAGATAAAGATGCATTTTTACTCAACGGTGAAACTACTGTAGAAGATCTAGCAGTAGGAAACTTCTTTTATAATAGCGGCAATGATACAGGTTATGCTTTCCGTTTCGCTAATGGTATGTTTGTATCAAGTCGTTCACCATACATTAGAAATATTTCAGTAATCACACAAGGTTCAGTTACAAACGCAAGTGATCCAAGAGGATTTAATCAAGGTGATGCAGGTAAAGGTGCACTCGTAGACGGTAGTGTAGTAGGCAGTGCCAGCAAAGAAGCATCAATGCTTTTCCATTCAGTAACGTTTATCACTCCTGGTGTTGATGCATTAACTGCTACAAACGGTGTTAGAATAGAATGGTTAAACTCTTTCTCGTATTTTGCAAATCGTGGCATTTATGCAGTTGACGGTGTTGCTGGAAAATATAATGACGGCAAGACTAGAATTAAACTAGGCGGAACTAGCGGACCTTTTACACCTGGTAACACTATTACATTTACGTCAACTGACAGTTCTACAGAATATACAGCAACTATAGAAAGTGTAAATGGCGATGTTATCACCATTGACGGATACTTTGACAGCTTAGTAGGTTTTGATACAACGCCACAAAGTATTACAGACGGCACTGCAACAGCAACAGAAATATTACATTACGATTTAAGAGATTTTGGTGCAGAAATAAGACTTATTGCAAGTGCAAGTGTTTACGGTAACTATGGATTATATGGCGACGGTCCTGGTGTTCTTATGTATGCTGTTGGACATAATCTAGCATATATTGGTAATGGCAAGGAAGTTACAAATGATCCAACTACAGTTAACCAAGCCAATGAAGTTGTAGATCTTAATAACGCTATTATTCGTTACAACTCTGTGGATCATAAAGGCGATTTTAGAGTAGGTGATCAATTTTTTGTAAGCCAAGAAACTGGTACAGTTACATTTGCAAATGCAGATGTAAGTGTAGAAGCAATCAATGGTTTGATTGTTACTAATAATGGCAACACCACAAGTATCACTGCTACAGACATTGATGTAGGCAACTTTAACATTTCCGGAAATACTATTAGTACAGTGTCAGGAGATATTAACTTAGATGCAGCTAGTGATGTAGTTAATATCAATGACAATTTAAACATCACGGGTAACTTAGATGTTACTGGTAATATTAATCTTAACGGTAATATTGTTATAGGTGACGAAGCAACTGACGACTTGTTTATTAATGCAAGCATTATCAGTAATCTTGTGCCTGCAGGAGAACCAGACCTGGGAACACCAACAGAGCAATGGTTAAACTTGTATGCTAATAACTTACACATTGACGATATAGATATCTTTACAAATGTTATTACTACAGTTACATCAAACAGTGATTTAGAACTACGTGCCAGCGGTACAGGTAGGATATATCTACCTGACAACGATTTACAAATAGACAACGATTTAACTGTTAGTGGTTCAACTACACTGTCTAACACAACTATCACAGGAACTGTAACACATACAGGTGATTATAATCAAACAGGTGATACAACTGTAACAGGCAATGTTACAGTTACAGGTGATTTAGATGTTACTGGTTCTGCACAGTTTGAAGAAATACTAATCGACGATAACTTTATTACAACAACTACATCTAATGCAGATTTAGAATTACGTGCTAGCGGAACAGGGCAGATTTTAATACCGAGTAACGATGTAACAATAACAAATAACCTAACAGTTAACGGCACAACTAACACTGCTGATATTACAAGCACAGGTGATATAACTAGTAACTCATTTACTACAGGTGATATTTTAGTAGATGATAACTTTATTACAACAACACAGAGTAACTCAAATCTAGAACTTAGCGCAAATAATAATGGTGTTGTCCTTATACCGAGTAACGATGTTACTGTATCAACATCTCTAACAGTAAACGGTTTAACTACTCTAGCAAATACAGATGTAACCGGCACAATAACACACGTTGGCGACACTAATCAAACTGGTACTTATACTCTAACAGGTGATGCAAGTGTTACTGGTATTTTAACTGTTGACAGTAGTTTACAGTTTGAAGAAATCTTAGTCAATGATAACTTTATTACAACAACATCTACAAATGCAGACTTAGAATTACGTGCCGCAGGCACAGGTAGAGTTGTTATACCTGACAATGATTTAATTGTTTCTAATGACGTAACTGTGCAAGGTACTGTTACTGCTGAAGCTTTAAGTGTGACTGGCATTACTGCTAATTCATTTAGTACCGGCGATATTTTAATAGATGATAATTTTATAACAACTACACAGAGTAATTCAAATCTAGAGTTACGTGCCAGTGGCACAGGCGGCATCGTTGTAGACGAGTTTACATTTAACCAAAATGAAATTACCACAGTTGGCGACTTTACTATTACACCAGGCAGTGGATTAACTGTATTCAACAGCACCGACGCTGTAGTGTTACCGTCAGGTACAACAGCAGAACGTCCAACAGCTGCTAATGGCATGCTGCGTTATAACTCAGAATTAGACAGATTTGAAGGTTATGACGGTGTTAACTGGCTCGATCTAGGTAAAGGTGTTATTGATTTAGACGGCGACACAAGAATTACAGCTGAACTAACACCTGGCGCAAATGACGATACTATTAGAATGTATGCAAATGGTAATCTAGTTGCAGATATCAATGCTAATAGATTTAATACAAGCAGAGTTGAAATAGATGATATTAGCATCGATACAAATGTAATAGAAACTATCACAACAAATTCAGATTTAGTATTATCAGCAAACGGAACCGGTGTAGTTCGCATCGGACATTTTGCCATTGAAAATAATCGGATAAGTAATGTAGTAACAGATAGTATTACAACTTTTGATGCACCGAATGGCGGCTATTATAGAATAAACGGTAGTAATGGTTTTGTTATTCCTGTTGGTAGTAACTTAAATAAACCACCTGCTAACGAAGCAGAAACTGGTATGATGCGCTACAACACAGACGATGAGCGTGTAGAAGTATTTGACGGAGTATCATTTGTTAGTGTAGCAGGCGCAGCATCAGGATTAGACCAAAATGATGCAGAAGAATTAGCAATAGGAATTGTGTTAGCACTAGGATAAGATATGGCAACCTTTTTTAGAAATAAAATTATTAAAAATGTAGGAACTCAACCTATAGAAATATTTTCAGTTACACCTGGAAGCAGTGTGACTATTGTAGGTATTGCACTTACAAATCTTACACCTTATCCTGTAAGAGCAAGTTTACTTTTAAAAGACGATACTAGTATTGAAGGTTATTTTATTAAGGACACTGAAATAACTCCTAACTCTAGTTTGCGAGCATTAATGCCAGGAGAAAAACTTATCCTACCAGCAGATAATGCTCTTAAAGTTGTAACAGACATGGACGACAGTGTTGATTGCACAGTAAGTTTTGTAGAGATTGTATAAGGAATAGACAATGGCTAATATTATCGGTAACGAACATACATTATACGACGGTTTAGACAATCGTTATTTCTATGGAGTATTTAGAAATGATGATGGCGAGCTATTCCTCACAGTAGTAGATCAAACAGATCCAAATGAAGAACTAACTATTAATGCTCCTGGTGATCCTTTAAATAATTATCCAGGGTTCGAAGAGGGCATTGACTACTTCGAAGGAAGAAACAAGAATCATGATCTAAGTTATAAAAACTTAGAGCACGAGCAGTACAGATGGGATAATGTTCGTGCAATATATTATATCAACGACGAAGGTGAACTAGTTATGCGTAGACATCGTCCTTACACGCACGAAGAACTAACTAGCACAGACGAAAGACGTAAAAAAGCTACTTCTACAACAGAAGATAACAGATTATACTAACAGGAAAAACAATGGCACAGTTTAAAATTGATAGAATTAGATATAACTGGAAGGGTATATGGAGTATTTCAACTCCGTATGTAAAAGATGATATTGTAAAGTTTGGTGGTAACACATATGTTGCCATGGAAACTCACGTATCTAGTGCTATTAGTTTTTATCAAGATATTGGATATGTAAACGATTTTGGCGATGTAGACCCTCGCTGGGTTTTAATGACAGATGGTGTTAGCTGGGCAGGAGAATGGGTTCCTCAACTTGAATATAGAGCAAACGACATTGTCAAATATCGAGGAATACTTTATCAATGTATTGCACCACATGTTTCTGCTGAAACTACCGAAGAAGGTCTAGAAGCAGATATTGAAAAATGGAAAATTGTTGCTAGAGGTTCAAACTGGCTGAGCAGTTGGAGTCCTGACACTGAATATAAAATAAATGATATTATAAAATATAACGGTGTCTTATATACTTGTATAGATTATCATGTAAGCAGTACAGTTGTTAACGGATTAGAATTTGACCAAGAAAAGTGGCAAGTCTTATTCGATACCGATGCATGGTTAGGAGACTGGACGGTCGATACTAGATATAAAGTTAACGATGTTATTAAATATGGCGGTAATGTTTATCGTTGTATTGAAGGCCATACTTCATTAGACAATGACGAAGAAGGTTTAGAAGACGATCTAGGATCAGGACAAGTAACTCAAAAATGGGAGCTTGTGGTAGAAGGTATTCGTTATAGACAAGAATGGACATCTGATATAAAATATAGAATGAACGACGTTGTACAAATCGGTCCTTCCTTATATAAAGCAAGATACGGACATGTTAGTCCTACTACATTCGATGACGATCCTTGGGAAATATATCTTCCAGGATTAGACTTTGAAGATGTATGGAATGAATTTTCTACTTATCAGCCTGGCGATATTGTTAAGTACGGCGGGTATTCTTATGTTTGTATAGACTTTAATCAAAATTTTCAACCAGTTAATAATCCGAATCAGTGGACGCTGTTAACTACAGGGTATAATCTTACAGGGGAGTTTGATTCGTCTGCTGATTATCGAACTGGGGATGTAGTAAGAGTTAACGGATATTTGTATCTTGCAACAGATACTGTTAGTAGTATACAAAATGCTCCTCCAGGAACATTAAATGGTCAACCTTATTGGGAGTTATTAGTAACTGGTATATTCTACAGAGCAGAATGGAAGGAAATGTTAGATGATTCTACTCCTTATGAATACTTTCCAGGAGATGTTGTTGCTGACGAAAGTACAACGTTTATCTGTATACAACAGCACTTTGCAAATGTTTTTGAAGGAAGACCTAAGTTAGACACTAGAGAAACTACAGGTGCTAACAACTATTGGAAAGTATATATCAGCGGCGATGATGCTAATGTTCTCAGATATAAAGGCGACTTAAAAGTATATGACGTTACTGACGACGGAAGTACTGTTGGAGAAACTAGATTACCTGTAGGAGAAGCAGGACAAGTATTAAAAGTTCAAGACGATTATACCTTGTCGTGGGAATCACTTGACCAAACTGAAAAAGTATATTGGGTTAGTTTAGACGGTGTAGACGAAATAGATAAAGGTACATCTCCTGCATCGCCGTTTAGAACAATCAAATATGCTTCAGAATACATTTTAGCAGACGAAATAAACAGGGCTCCTGCAACTATTATTGTTAGAACAGGAGTATATCAAGAACAACTGCCTATTATTGTTCCTGCAAACTGTGCAATAACAGGAGACGAACTCCGTAGTACAGTTATAACACCTGCCCCGGGATATGAAACACAAAATATGTTTTATGTAAGAAATGCCACAGGAATAAGAAATTGTACTTTACAAGGATTAACAGGAACATTAGATATACCAAACGATAATAATACACAGCGTCCGACAGCAGGAGCTTATGTTTCATTAGATCCAGGAACTGGAGTTGATGACGAAGATGTATGGATTAGTTCGAAAAGCCCGTATATACAAAATGTAACTACATTTGGTACAGGTTGTATCGGAATGAAAGTAGATGGAGATTTACACGAAGGCGGTAATAAATCTATTGTAGCTAACGACTTTACACAAATTTTAAGTGATGGAATTGGTTATTGGGTTAACGGTGAAGGTAAATCAGAGCTAGTATCTGTGTTTACATATTATTGCCATATTGGTTATCTTGCAACTAACGGTGGAAAAGTTCGTGCAACAAACGGTAATAATTCATATGGTAAGTACGGATGTGTTGCTGAAGGATTTGATTTAACTGAAACTCCTAAAACAGCATTAATAGACAATAGGGCACAACAAGCACAATTAAATTCTTTATATTCAAATGGTAGCGGAATCTTTGGAGTTTCCTACGAGCATTGCGGTCAAGATTATACAAATGCCACTTTAACGGTAACAGGAACTAGTACTAATTTTGAAGCTGAATACTCAGAATTTAGAAACGCAGGCGTAAGTGAAGTTTATATTACAGAAGAAGATAGTTTCCAAATTGGGGGCAACAACTACACTACTATTAATGGTACTGCACAAGCAGGCAACGAAACACAAATAACATTATCTGGTGCAGATGAAGGCACAAATGAACTGTATAACGGACAGCGTATTTTTATTCAAGAAGGTAAAGGATTCGGACAATATGCCAAAATAGCAAGTTATAATCCTTTAAACAGAATCTTACAAGTAGAAAAAGAAAGTAATGGTGAGCCAGGTTGGGATCATATATCTGGCCGACCGATTGCAACATTACTTGACGACACTACAAAATATTTAATTGAACCTAGAGTTGTAATAGATCCCCCTCCATTTAGTATGAATATTACTAACTTAAATTCTTCAATAGACATTGCTAGTAGTTTGTCTGATATAGTTGCAATTCCTGGAACAGGAAATCAAGTCTACACTAGTCAAAATGGAAATAATTGGAATAATGATACTTTAAGTGTAAATTCCGACTGGGGAACTATTGCATACGGAAATGGCGAATATGTGATATTACCAGCAAACGGAACTGATATGGTCTATGGTAATATTGGTAGTTGGAACACTGCTACTATTGCAGAATATTCATACAAAAGTGCAGCATTTGGAAACGGTAACTGGTTCGCAGTAGGTGAACAGATCAACGGTGATTCTACTAATACTGTACAAAAAAGTATTGGAAGTGCTAGTAACTGGATAGATTTTACTATGCCGTTTGTTGCAAACTGGTCAAGTATTGCATACGGTAACGATACATGGGTTGCTATTGCAGAGTTTGCAGACGACAGTACAGCTGCAGGCATTTCAACTTTTGCTGTTAGTACAGATGACGGAGCTACATTCCAGAGCGTGGATACAGGTGTTACAGCACGTTGGAAACATATTATATTTGCATATGATAAATTTATTGCTATAGAAAGCAGTGCTGACAGTACGCCGTGTGCTGTTGCAATATCGTATGACGGATTAACGTGGTCAACAACAGAAATACCAACCGGACAATATACAAGAATAGCTTATCAACAAGGTTTATATGTAATGGCAGATCCAGGCACTGATAGAATACTACTTTCAGAAGATGGATATTCTTGGAGAGAAAAACTACATACAGGTATAGGTGCATGGACAAGTGTTGCGGCGCTAAATAACTCAACCTGGGTAGTATCAGGAACCGATAACAGTTTAATTATAGAAACAGGTGCTACAGCTAAAGCTAGAGCAAATGTTGGCGGCGGAAGAATTGGTAAAATTCTTATACACGATCCCGGTAGTAACTATATAGGAGAGCCTGCTGTAACAGTATACGATAATCAAAATACGTCAGATATAACTTATAGAGTGTATGTTAACAATAATGTATTGCCTCAACCTAAAATTATAAATCCTGGAACAGGATATTTAAGAGCTTCAGGAAGTATTTCTGGTGACGGATTTGCAGAGCAGTTTCAAATAGGATCTACTTTAAAAATAAAAAATTCTACAAATATTCCAGGACCTGGAGCAAATATACGAATCAACGGAATTGATGATGTAATTTACTTTGTAACAAAAGTAGATTCTGTCACGGGATCAGAAGGCGATTATACTCTAACATTACAAATAAATCCAGCTCTAGGTAAAAATGAATCGCCTACACATGAAACTGGATTAACTATTAGAGAACTATATAGTCAAATACGTTTGACAGGTCACGATTTCCTAGATATCGGAACAGGTAATTTTGAAGATACTAGCTATCCTGGATTATATGTATTTGGATACGAGTCTGTAAATGAGCCGCAACCATTTAATGAAACTGTGTTATATAATGGAGGACGAGTATTTTATACTTCAACAGACCAAGACGGTAACTTCCGAGTTGGCGAACTTTTCGAAGTAGAACAGGCTACTGGTACTATTAGCATTAACGCAGCATTTTTTGATTTAGGAGGTCTCGATGAACTTAGACTAGGCGGAGTTGTACTAGGAGGTACAGGCGCAGTTGTCAGAGAGTTTAGTACAGACCCTACATTTGCTGCTAACTCAAACAATATTGTACCAACACAAAAAGCAATTGCAGGATATATCGATAGCAGACTTGCAAGCGGCGGCTCTGATCCTAGAGTTAACAGACTAAATGCAGGTGAAATCTCGATTACAGGTAATAATATATTTTCTCCTACTAATATTACTATTAAAATGCAAAGTCCTGTTAAAATTAATGGAGCGGTTGGAGGAGATCTAGCATTTAAATCTTATTTTAGTGGCTCAGGTAATACAATTAATCCGTTAGATGATGTGTTAGGATCAGACCCAACATTTAACGGAAATAGCAAATATCTTGATTAGAATAAATAGTATATAATGGAGTTTTTTAAATGGCTGACTTTAAACTAGGGCGTATTAGATTTGTATGGAAGGGTGAATGGACCGGTCCAAGTACTTATTATAAAGATGATGTTGTAAGATTCGGCGGCAAAACATTTATATGTTTGATAGGCCACACAACTAGTGCAACATTTAACGATGACTTAAACGCCAACGAACCTCGCTGGGAACAAATGTCAGACGGTGTGACATGGAAAGGCGATTGGGCTCCTCAAACAGTTTATGGTCTAAACGATATTGTTAAGTATGGCGGTATGCTATATATTTGTTCTGTCGGTCATACTTCAGATAATGATTTTATTGGCGGACTTGAAAACGAACTAGGTGTTGATAGTTCTAATCCAAAGTGGGATTTATTCTGCGAAGGTTTTGATTACTTAGGTGCATGGGTTGCAGAAACTAGATACAAGTTAAATGACGTAGTTAAGTACGGTGCTAAAACTTATATTTGTTTAGAAGGCCATGTTGCAGCAGATGTAGCAGGTGGTATACTTGCTAATGCAGACAAATGGGAAGTATTCAGCGAAGGTTTAGAATGGCAAGGTGATTGGCAGACTAGCACTCGTTACAAGCAAAGCGAAGTTGTTAAATACGGTGGACAGATTTATATCTGTAATACAGAACATACGTCAGCTGCAACTGAAAGTGCAGGTTTAGAAGCAAATCAGTCAAACTGGGATTACTTGCA